GGTGCCGGCTCCTGCGGGAGGCAGGGTCGGGAGATGGATTCCCGCCTTCCCGGGAATGACGAAGAAGCGGAGGGGGCGGGGATGCAGATGGCCGATTGTGACTGGGTCGAGCAGGCGGCGGCCTGGCCCGAACTGGCGCGCTGGCTGAGCGACGATGCCGCCGAGCGGCTGGGGCAGGACTGGGATTTCCTGGCGCGGCCGGCGCAACTGGCGCCGGCGGGCGACTGGCGCATCTGGCTGATGATGGCGGGGCGCGGTTTCGGCAAGACGCGGGCCGGGGCGGAATGGGTGCGCGCCATTGCCGAGGGTGATCCCGAGGCGCGGATCGCGCTGGTCGGCGCGACCCTGGGCGAGGCGCGCAGCGTGATGGTGGAGGGGGCGAGCGGGGTGCTGGCGGTGGCGCCCTGGTGGGCGAGGCCGGCCTATGCCCCGGCGTTGCGCACGCTGACCTGGCCCAATGGCGCGCAGGCGCGCCTGTTCGGCGCGGCCGAGCCCGAAAGCCTGCGCGGGCCGCAGTTCAGCCATGGCTGGGCCGACGAGATCGGCAAATGGCCGGGTGGGCAGGCGGCCTGGGACAATATGATGATGGCGATGCGGCTGGGGCGTGTTCCGCGCGTGGTGGCGACGACGACGCCGCGCCCGGTGCCGCTGGTGCGGGCGCTGGTGGCAAGAGAGGGCGCCGATGTGGTGCTGACGCGGGGGCGGACGGCGGACAATGCAGCGCATCTGGCGGCCGGCTTCGTCGCGGATGTGACGCGGCTTTATGGCGGCACGCGGCTGGGGCGGCAGGAACTGGACGGCGAACTGATCGAGGAGGCGGAAGGGGCGCTGTGGACCCGCGCGGCGCTGGAGGCGTGCCGGGTGCGGCATGTGCCGGGCGCGCTGGCGCGGGTGGTGGTGGCGGTCGATCCGCCGGCGACGGCGGGCGGCGATGCGTGCGGCATCGTCGTGGTCGCCCTGGGCGGGGACGGGCGCGGCTATGTGATCGCGGACGCGAGCGTGGCGGGCTGCTCGCCCGAAGGCTGGGCGCGGGCGGTGGCGCAGGCGGCGCAGGGCCATGGCGCCGACCGGGTGGTGGCCGAGGCCAATAATGGCGGCGACATGGTGGCGAGCGTGCTGCGCGCGGCGCAGGAGGCGCTGCCGCTGCGGCTGGTCCATGCCAGCCGGGGCAAGGCGGCGCGGGCTGAGCCGGTGGCGGCGCTCTATGAGGCCGGGCGGGTGGCGCATCGCGGGGCTTTCCCCGAGCTGGAGGACCAGATGTGCGGGCTGCTGGCGGGGGGCGGTTATGTCGGGCCGGGGCGCTCGCCCGATCGGGCGGATGCGCTGGTCTGGGGGCTGAGCGAACTGATGCTGGGGCCGAAGGGCGAGGCGCGGGTCAGGGGGCTTTGAGGGGGAGCGGTGGGTGCTGCGTGATTGATTTTCGCGCGGAGACGCGGAGACGCGGAGAAGGAAAGGGTGGGTTGCGGACAGGTCCTTATCCCGTCATGCCAGCGAAGGCTGGCATCTCTCTGTTCTTCTCAGAACCCAGAAGGAAGTGAGATCCCAGCCTTCGCTGGGATGACGAAGTGGGTGGGAAACGGACTGTCGTGTTTGGGGCGAGCCGCAGCCGAAAGCGGCCTTTCCTATAAAACAGTTTCGATCTTGCCGCCCGAGCGCGTTGCCAAAAAATCTGCTGCCAATCGAGCTAACCGCATATCGGCCGATGTCACGATCATCTCGCCGTCACGATCTTCCGACAACATTGCCTCTACAACAGGCGCATTTACCGTTGCCCGGTCGCACATATATAGCCACGTCCAATCTGTTGCGTTGGATGTGTGGCTATCTCCATCGGTGTCGATGTTGGACCCGACCCCATAAAGGTGATTAACCACCTCGCCAAAGGGAGGCCGTTGACCGACTTCCCTAATGACAATTCGATAACAGCGCTCGCTCATGAACGTTTCCGACTGCGCTGGGTCATTCATAAACTGCTGCCGCTGCTAAAATGCCAGCAGCATGCCGCCAAGGATTTGAATCCTCTGGCTCCTGCGCGTCTCTTGCCCAAGCGGCCATGGCCTCCAGAAAGCTGGCTAGATCAATGTTCTCCCAGTTCACCTGCAAAGACGGGTTTTCAATTTCCGCCCGTAGCTGGGTCGCGAACAGGGCAAAAGATGCCCTATCGTGAACGTCATCTTGTTCCATCGAAGCACGATGCCTCAATAGCGCTATGTCTGCAATCGGGAGGCTCAGTTGCCGACGTATAAGGCAAGAAATGGTCGCTTCAAGACCATCCTCCCCTGCAAGGGGAGGTGGATGGCCGAAGGCAAGACGGAGGGGTGTCCCCCTCTCGATAGGGCGACAACCCTCCACCACTGCGTGGTCCCCCTCCCCTTGCAGGGGAGGATTTTACCGCCGAAAATGGTCGTTAGCCGTCAAAGCCCGCCATCGTCATTGCGAGCGTAGCGAAGCAATCCGCCGGCGCGAGATGGATTGCTTCGCTGCGCTCGCAATGACGGGCGATGGTGGCTTTCAGGCCATCTTCTCCATGCCGGGGCGGAATAGGCCATGGATGCGTGGCACAATATTTGGTTTCAATGTGAGACCTTTATTCCTGTGCGCGCGGGCGCTACATCGAAGCGTCATGGGCCGGGCTTAGGCTGGCGCCGTTGCAATATAAGGATTTCTCATGCTGATCGACCGTCTGAACTGGCGTTATGCCACCAAGAAGATGAACCCGGACAAGGTGGTGGCCGAGGACAAGGTGGAGCGCATCCTGGAGGCGGTGCGGCTGGCGCCGACGTCGAGCGGGTTGCAGCAGTTCGAGGTGATCGTCGTCACCAACAAGGATATCCGCGCCAAGATCCGGGCGATCGCCTGGGACCAGGCGCAGGTGACCGACGCGTCGCATCTGGTGGTCTTTGCCGCCTGGGACAATTATACCGCCGACCGGATCAACGGCATGTTCGACCTGGTCAATGACGAGCGCGGTTTCCGCAACGAGGGCTGGGAAGCCTATCGCCAGATGTTGCTCAACACCTATCCGCAGCGCGACGCCCAGACCAATTTCGAACATGCCGCGCGCCAGGCCTATGTCGGCCTTGGCATCGCGCTGACCGCCGCCGCCTTTGAAGAGGTGGACGCGACGCCGATGGAGGGCTTCGACCCGGCGGCGCTGGACGAGATACTGGACCTGCGGGCGCGCGGGCTGCGATCGGTGGTGATGATGCCGCTGGGCTATCGCGCGGACGAGGGCGACTGGCTGGTCAATCTGAAGAAGGTGCGCCGCCCGGCCGCCGACTTCATCTCGCGCATCGATTGATGGCGCCGGGATAGGGATTAACCGCAATAGGCGGCGATCCGTGACGGCCCCTATATGGGGCTGTGAACAAGGAGGATGGGCGCCGGAACAAGGCGCTCTCCTGCTTCGTTTCGCACCGATCAGGAGTGACGGACATGAAGATGGTCAGGATGATCGCGGCGGTGGCCGCTGTTACGATGGTCGCAACCCCGGTGCTGGCGGCGAGCCTGAACAGCAAGGACCGGGCGCGGGTGGCGCGGGCCGATCCGCGCGACCGCGACGATGTGCGCTATTGCCTGCTCCAGGGCAAGAAGGGCCGCGACAAGGGCACCGCGATCGGCGCGGGCGTGGGCGCGGGCGCGAGCATCATCGCCGGCGGCGGCGTGGGCGAGACGGTGCTGGCCGGCGCCGGCGGCGCAGCGGCGGGCCGGATCATCGGCAAGGGATCGGGCACCAATTCCCGCTGCGACGAGGTGCTGCGGCGGAACAGATGATCCGGGCCTGAGGCCGGACGAAAGGGGCGCGGATTTCCGCGCCCTTTTTCGTGGGCGACGTCAGAGGCTGGCGGCCAGTGCGCGCAGGGCGGCGTGGGGCGAGGCGGCGAGTTGGTCGCGCATCATGGCGCGGAAGGCGGGGGTGGCGCTGGTCGCGGCGGTCTGCATCCAGTGGGTGGCGGCGGCGATGTCGCCGGCGTCGGCCAGCAGCCGGGCGTGGTTGAACTGGCCGCGAAAATCGCCGCCCTCCGCCGCGATGCGATAGCATTCGCCGGCGCGGGGCAGGTCGCGGGGGAGGAGGCGGCCTTCCTCATGAAAGGCGCCGAGGAAATTGATCGACTTGGCATGGCCGAGGGCGGCGGCCTTCTGGAACCAGTCGAGCGCGGCCTGTTCATCCTGGACCACGCCTGCGCCGAGGCCGAGCGCGCTGCCCCAGTTATACATGCCCCAGTCGAGGCCGGCTTCGGCTGCGCGGCGATAGCAGGCGGCGGCCGCGACCGGATCGACCGGCGTGCCCCAGCCCTTTTCATGGCAGCGGCCGACCATGTTGATCGCCATCACATGGCCCGAGGCGGCGGCGAGGCCGAACTGGCGGAAGGCTTCGGCCGGGTCGGCGACGACGCCCTGACCGTCGAGCAGCAACTGGCCATAATAGGCCTGGGCGTCGGGCAGGCCGGCATCGGCACCGGCGCGGATCAGCGCGGCGGCGACCTGCGGCGAGGTAGCGAGTTGTTCGCGCATCTGGTCGGCGGTCTGGGTGAGGAGGGGCGAGGGCGCGGTCATCAGGGCAGATCTCTGGATTGGATATTGCGACTGATTAGCAGGGTGGGGCGGCGCTGGAAACAGGGTGGCAATATTTTGGGCGGGCGAGTCCGAAGGGCGTGCCCCTCTCCAAGTCTCGGTAGGCGGCTGGGCGCCGCCAACCTCCACTATCCTCTCCCCGAAGGGGCGAGGATTTTTGCATATGGGGACGATCCGATGAAATGGTTCGGGATGAAGGCGGCGGCGGGAGAGGCCGGGCGGCCGGTGCTGGCGCGGGCCTGGGGATCGGGCGCGGTGGCGCTGGGCGAATGGCCGGCCAGCTATGAGGCGCAGTTGCGCGCCGGGGTGATCGGCAATCCGGTGGCACAGCGGGCGATGCGGCTGGTGTCCGAGGGGGCGGGGGCGTGCGTGCTGAAGGTTGGCGGGGTGGATGCCGGCATGGATGCTGGCGCGGCGGCGCGGGTCGGCGCGCTGGTGGCGCGGGCGTCTGCGGGGCAGGGCCTCATCGAGACGCTGGCGAGCCATGTGCTGCTGCACGGCAATGGCTATGTCCAGGTGATTGCGGGCGCGGACGGGATGCCGGCCGAGCTGTTCGCGCTGCGGCCCGAGCGGGTCAGCGTGGAGGCGGATGCGCGCGGCTGGCCGGCGGCCTATCTCTATCGGGTGGGGGAGAGCGTGACCCGGCTGTCGCCCGAGGATGGCGCCGGGCGGACCAGCCTGCTCCATATCCGCGCGCTCCATCCGCTCGACGATCATTATGGCCTGGGCTGTGTCGGCGCGGCGGCGGGGGCGGTGGCGATCCACAATGCCGCCACGGTGTGGAACAAGGCGCTGCTCGACAATGCGGCGCGGCCTTCGGGCGCGATGGTCTATGCGCCGGGCGACGGATCGGTGCTGAGCCCGGAACAGTTTGAGCGGGTGCGGCGCGAGATGGAGGCGGCGTTCAGCGGCGCGGCCAATGCCGGGCGGCCGATGCTGCTGGAGGGCGGGCTCGACTGGCGGGCGATGAGCCTGTCGCCGGCCGAGATGGACTTTGTGGGATTGAAGGCCGCGGCGGCGCGCGAGATATCGCTGGCCTTTGGCGTGCCGCCGATGCTGATGGGGCTGCCGGGCGACAATAGCTACGCCAATTATCGCGAGGCGAACAAGGCGCTGTGGCGGCAGACGATATTGCCGCTGGTGGGGAAGATCGGCGCGGGACTGGCGCAGGGATTGCAGGGCTGGTGGCCGGGGCTGAGCCTGGTGCCGGATCTGGACGCGGTGCCGGCGCTGTCGGACGAGCGCGCGGCGCTGTGGGAGCGGGTGGCGGGGGCGGATTTCCTGACCGCCGAGGAGAAGAAGGGCTTGCTGGGGATCGGCTAGCGCTGACAATGGCCCTGCGCGGTCCAGCGGCCGCCGCTGTCGAGGCAGCGATCCTGGGCGAGCCAGTCGCTTTGCCAGAGGCAGAGGGCGGCGGCGATCAGGACCAGCAGCGCGCCAAGCAGCGCCCGCTTCACAGGGGCTGGGCGAGGCTGTCGAGACGGCAGAAGCCGTTGTCCATGTTCCAGCTGCCGCCCTGCAACAGGCAGTCGCCGGCGCGGAACAGGCCGAAATGCCAGGCGATGAGGCCGAGCGCGAGGATGACGAGGGCGATCAGCAATTTGCGAGGGGTGCGCTTCATGCGGGCCCAGATAGGGGCGCGCGGCGCCCAAGGGAAGGTGGGGCCATGAAAGAGGAGATGCTGGCGCGGCTGGTGGCGCAGGCCGAGGGCGCAGGGCTGCCGGGGCGGGGGGATATCGTCATGATCCGGGCGCTGATCGAGGAGGCGAGCGAACTGGGCGCCGGGCGGGCGCTGGCGCGGCTGGGGCTGGAGGACCGGCGGGCTGAGGCCGACATGCGGGAATTGCGCGAACTGCTGCGCGCCTGGCGCGACGCGAAGAAGGCGGCGCGCGGGGCGGCGATCGGTTGGGCAGTGCGGATCGTGATGGCGCTGGTGCTGCTGGGGATGGCGGTGAAGATGGGCCTCATCGGGCTGGTGAAGGGATGAGCGGGCGGGGAGAAGCGGGCGCGCTGCGCTTTGCCGGATATGCCGCGATCTTCGACCGGGTGGACCGGGGCGGCGATGTGGTGCGGCCGGGCGCATTCGGCGCGGTGACGGCGGCGCATGTGCCCTTGCTGTGGCAGCATCGGCCCGGCGCGCCGATCGGCCGGATCGAGATGGCGCGCGAGGACCGGCGCGGCCTGCGGGTGATCGGCCGCGTGTCGCGGGCAAGCGCAGCGGGGCGCGAGGCGGCGGCGATGCTGGCGGCCGGCGCGGTCGATGGGCTGAGCTTCGGCTACCGCGTGAAGGCGGCGCGGGGCAGGGGGCCGCGCGAATTGCTGGCGCTGGAGCTGGTGGAGGTGAGTCTGGTCACGCACCCGATGCAGCCGCTGGCGCGGGTGATCGGGGTGGAGGGGGGCAGCAGCTGAAATTTAGACTTGAATGTCGTGACTTGTGGGCTGACTCAACCCTTCATGAAATAGGAAATGGCTTAAGAAATAGAGGGCATGCAAGAAAGTTTAGGATGTGATAGGAAATTTCCTATTTTGTGGATTTTTGTATTTTTTGTCTTTTTTAAGAGCGCGAAAATGTTGACATTTTGGTCGATTTTAATTACGAGCCTTTGGCATCGTAATTTGATAGATCGATTGCCGGATTCGTTGTCCACGCCATGTTAATCTCCTACGTGCTATTCAACCAATGGTTGACTCGCGTAATTTCGCGCATCGTAAGAGGAGGGTCACATGGCAGTTCATTCGAACACATTTGGCGGCCTCCAGCTTTCCGGCGAGGATGCCAAGAAATTTCGTAACCAAGTCCGATCAGCATATCGGTCAGATGCTGTGAAAGCTACAGCAGTCAGTGGTATCGCAAATGCGAAGGCTATCATCGCTAACGGGCATGTGAAGGTTGTAAAGAAGGCCTAATTTTTGTTACGCAGCCTAAATGGCTGGGATCATCATTAAAAAATTAGAAGCGGCTAGCCAAGATCAGGTTAGCCGTTTTCGTATGGATCATGAGGATGATAAGCCTCTGGAAATTTTCATACGTTCTAATGCCTTTAACTCTGCAAAAGCCAACCTTACTCAAACCTACGTTGCTAAGCGTGAAGGTGACAAAAAAGTTATCGGTTATGTGAGCATCATGTGCGCCGAAGTCGCGTTGGAAAAGGCCTATCAGATTGACGATAAAATCGGAGCTGATCGTTACGAATATCAGCCGGCGGTCCGAATTTCTAGATTGGCGCGCATGGCTTCTTGTAGAGGTGAGGAAATTGGGCGCCAACTCGTTGAGACGGCAATTGGGATAGTGCTCATTTCCATTGTACCGCATGCGGGATGCCGGTTCATCATTTTAGATGCCAAGAGGAAGTCGATCGATTTCTATAAATCACTCGGTTTCAGACTGCTCGATACCCAAGCGAACTTGGATAAACAAACGCCACTTATGTTCATGGATTTGCGTGATCTAATTGACGCAAACGCGGCTTAAGCGGCGAATTTCGAAAATTCGTGTCCTTCGTTGAAGAGGCATAAAATTTATCAGGGCGGTCCCATTGGGGCCGCCCTTTTTCGTTTTGGCAAGCGGGAGATGGTTATGACGGAAGTGGTGACGGACGGGCTGGAGGGCGCTTTCGAGGCGGTGGCGCAGGGCGAGCGGATTGCGGCGCTGGAGGCGCAGCTGGGGGCGATGCGGGTGCAGATGGGGCGGCCGGCGCTCGATGGGGTGAAGGGCGGCGAGGTCGACCCGGCGCGCGGGGCCTTTGTCGAGCGCTATCTGCGGCAGGGTCTGGAAGCGGGGGTGGAGCTGAAGAGCTTTTCCGGCGCCAGCGGGGCGGCGGGCGGCTATGCGGTGCCGCGCGAGATCGACCAGCTGATCGGGGCGACGCTGAAAGGCATTTCGCCGATCCGCGGCATCGCCAATGTCGTGCGCACCGGGACGGCGGGCTATCGCAAGCTGGTGACGGCGGGCGGCATCGTGTCGGGCTGGGCCAGCGAGACCGGGGCGCGGGCCGAGACCGGCACGCCCAGCTTCAACGAGATCGCGCCGCCATCGGGCGAACTCTACGCCAATCCGGCGGCGAGCCAGGCGATGCTGGACGACGCGCAATTCGATGTCGAGGGCTGGCTGGCGGGCGAGATTGCCCGCGAGTTCGCGGTGGCGGAGGGCGCGGCCTTCGTCAACGGCAACGGGACGAACAAGCCCAAGGGTTTCCTGACCTATACCACCACCAGCGAGGCGGACAGCGTGCGGGCGTTCGGATCGCTGCAATATGTGGCGTCGGGGGCGGCGGGTGGTTTTGCTGCGTCCAATCCGCAGGACAAGCTCATTGACCTGGTCCAGAGCCTGCGCGCGCCCTATCGCCAGGGGGCGAGCTTCGTGATGAACTCGGCGACGCTGGCGGCGATCCGCAAGATGAAGACCAGCGACGGCGCCTTCATCTGGCAGCCGGGGCTGGCGGCGGGGCAGCCGGCGACCCTGCTGGGCTATCCGGTGGTCGAGGCGGAGGACATGCCCGATATCGCCGCGAACAGCCTGTCGATCGCCTTCGGCAATTTCCAGGCCGGCTATGTCATCGCCGAACGCAGCGACACCAGCATCCTGCGCGATCCGTTCAGCAACAAGCCGTTCGTCCATTTCTACGCGGTCAAGCGGATCGGCGGCGCGGTGGCCAATTCGGAGGCGATCAAGTTGATGAAGTTTTCCGCCTCGTAAACGAGCCGGCGGCAAGCTGATGAAGTTTGCTGCTTCGTAACGGTGTCGGGGGTGGGGGACAGCCCCCACCCCAACCCCTCCCCTGAAGGGGAGGGGCTTTTTTGCTTTGTGGGGGAGCGGGGCGTGGTGATCAGCGAATGGGTGATGGCGGACCTGGTGCGCGAGGTCTGTTTCGATGTCGGCGACGGGCCATTGCTGCTGGGCGGGGCGCTGGTGGGCTACCGCGCCTTTGCCGATGCGCTGGGGGCGGGCGCGCGCTTTCCCTACATGATCGTCGGGGTCGATGATCCGGCGGCGTGGGAGGCGGGCAGCGGCACGCTGGATGGCGAGGGGCGGCTGGTGCGCGAACCGATGGCGTCGTCGGCCGGGGGCGGAGCGGTCAGTTTTGCGCCGGGCGAGAAGCGGGTCGGGCTGGTGCTGCACAGCGGCTGGATCGCGGCGGTCGAGGGCCATGGCCATGGGCTGGCGGCGATCGACGGGCTGGGCGATGCGCTGGCGGGCAAGCAGGATGCGAGCGCGGGGCTGGACGCGCTGGCGGGCCTTGCCACCACCGGGTTCGGGCGCGGCTGGCTGGAGCGGGCCGATGCCGCGGCCGGGCGGGCTGCGCTGGAACTGGGCAGCATCGCGACCCAGGCGGCGGACAATGTCGCCATCGCTGGTGGCGCGGCAACCGGGCTGACGACGCTGGGGGTGAGCCGGCTGGGCCAGGCGAACGCCGCCCAGGTCAGCATCCTGGCCGATCCGGGCCAGGTGGCGGGCCTGTCGTTGGGAACGGGCAGCGCACGCTGGATGATCGGCCGGGGCAGCGGCGCGGAGAGCGGGAGCGATGCCGGCAGCGATTTCATCCTGTCCAGCTATGCCGACAATGGCAGCTACAAGGCGACGCCGCTGAGCATTGCGCGGGCCAGCGGGGCGGTGACGATGACCGGCGGGCTGAGCGTCAATGGCACGGTGGCGCGGCAGGGGAGCGGCACCACATCCTTCCTGGCGGATCGGACGACGAGCAACATCAATTCGGTGATGGAATTTCGCACGACGGCCGGGGCGCTGTTCATCGGCAACCGGGACGGCACATCCTTTGGCGTGGGCGCCAATGCCAATCTGTCGACGGGCAGCTGGATGACGGTGTCGGCCAGCGGGGTGAGCGCGCCGGGCCTGACCAGCGCCAATGCGCAGATCAGCGGCGGCAGCGTCACCGGCCTGAGCGCGCTGGGGCTGACCCAGGGCGCGGCAGCGGCGGCCCTGACGATCGACAGTGCGGCCGGCCAATATGCCGGCATCAGCCTGCGCAGCGGGACCGGGCTGCGCTGGACGCTGCGCAAGTCGAATGCGGCCGAAAGCGGCAGCAATGCCGGGTCGGACCTGGTGCTGCACCGCCATGACGACAGCGGCACGGCGATCGGCGCGGCGTGGCAGGTCCGGCGGTCGAGCGGCAACAGCCTGTTCGACGGCCATGTGGCGCCGCTGACCGACAATGCGCGCACGATGGGTCTGCCGAGCCAGCGCTGGTCGGTGATCCATGCCGCGAGCGGGACGATCAATACGTCGGATGCGCAGGCCAAATGCGATGTCGGCGCGGTGCCCGAGGCGCTGCTGGATGCCTGGGGCGATGTGCAATGGCGCCAGTTCCGCTTCGTCGATGCGGTGGCGGCCAAGGGCGAGGATGCGCGCTGGCATGTCGGGCTGGTGGCGCAGGCGGTGCGCGATGCGATCGATGCGCGGATGGGTGAGGGGGCGGCGGTGCGGCTGGGGCTGTTGTGCCACGACGCCTGGCCGGCCGAGGCGGAAGAACGCGACGGGGAAGGCGTGCTGATCCGCCCGGCGCGGGCGGCGGGGGAGCGCTGGGGGCTGCGCTACGAGGAGTGCCTGGCGCTGGAGGCGGCGTGGCAGCGGCGGCGGATCGACCGGATCGAGGCGCTACTGGCGGGAGGTGGCGATGCTGGCGGGTGAGGCATTGGGCGCGGCGGTGCTGGGCGATGCGCGCGGCGCAGTGGTGCGCTGGGACGGGGCATGGGCGGCGGGGATGCGGCCGGGACAAGGCGCACGGGTGCCGGCGCCGCCGCGGACCGAGCGGCCGGAGGCGAACAGGGGGAGCGACAGGGCATGAGGCTGAACATCAAGGATCCGCAGGCGCGGATCGACCATGGCATCGACTGGTCCGCCTATCTGGCCGGGCAGGTGATCGTCGCCAGCGCGTGGAGCGTGGCGCCGGTGGAGGCGGGCGGCATGGCCGTCGAGGCGAACGCGTTCGAGGACCAGCGCAGCAGCGTGCGGCTGGGCGGCGGGATTGCCGGCCATGTCTATCGGCTGACCAACCGCGTCACCCTGTCCGACGGGCAGGTGGATGAGCGGTCGATCGGCTTTCGGGTGGAGGAGCGCTGATGCTGGCGGAAGCGGACAATGGAGCGGAGCTGGCGGCGTCGATGGCGGAGCTGAAAGCCTATCTGCGGATCGAGAGCGATGGCGAGGATGCGGTGCTTGCGGGATTGCTGCGGAGTGCGGCGGCGCTGTGCGAGCAATTTGTCGGCCAGTGGCTGATCCGGCGCGGCGCGCGCGAGACGGTGCCGGCGGACGGGCGCTGGCACAGGCTGGCGGCGCGACCGGTGGTGGCGATCGGTGCGGTTGCGGCGGTCGACGATGCGGGGGCGGTCACGCCGCTGCCGGTCGAGGCCTATGCGATTGACATCGATGCGTCGGGCGATGGCTGGGTACGGGCGGTGCGGCCGGGGAATCGGCTGGCGGTGGAGTATCAGGCGGGGATGGCGACGGACCTCAATGGCGTGGCCGAGCCGCTGCGCCAGGGGATCATGCGGCTGGCGGCGGAGCATTTCGTCGCGCGCGGTGACGAGGGCGCGGCGCCGCCGGCCGTCGTGAGCGCGTTGTGGCGGCCGTGGCGCAGGATGCGCCTCTCGTGACGGGCGATGTCATGCGAGTGACGCTGACGCGGCGGATGAAGGAACTGGCGGCGCGGCGGCGGGCGGCGATTGTCGATGCGCTGGACGCGCAGGGCGTGGCGGCGGCGATCGAGGGCGAGGCGGTGCGGGCGTCGGCGCCGGGGCTGAAGGCGCGCTGGATGGCGGACCTCAGCCTGCGCGAGGCAGGAAGGAGCAGGACATGAGCGCGGAGGTGGCGATACGCAGCGCGGTGATCGCGGCGCTGAAGGCCGATAGCGGCCTGATGGACCGGTTGAACGGCCTGTTCGACGGCGTGCCGGCGCGGGCGAGCGCGCCCTATGGCGTGGTCGGCGAATGCCTGGGCAGCGACTGGGGCGCCAAGGATGTCGAGGGGCGCGAGTTGCGCCTGTCGATCAGCCTGCATGACATGGCGGAGACGGCCGGGCGGCTGGGCGAGCTGCTGGCGCGGATCGACCCGGTCATCCGCCTGGCGCAGGCGAGCGGCTGGCGGATCGTCACCGCCAGCCTGTTGCGGTCGCGGATCGCCCGGACGGGCGCGCGCGGCGAAGGCGGCTGGCTGGCGGTGGCGGATTACCGCATGCGCGTGGTGCGCGAGGCTATCGGCGCCTGATCAGGTGCCGGGCTTATTATATTCCTCATATTCGCCGATGATCTTGTCGACATATTCGGACACCTGATCATCGGCATCGGCCTGCGCATCCTTGTCCGACATGCCGTCGGCCTTGTCCTGCGCGAGGATCGCGGCGCGGAAGGCCGCTTCCTTGTCGGCGCAGGTCTTTTTGAGCTGACCCTGAAATTCGCCGAGCGGCACCTTCTTGTCGAGCGAGGGCTGGACCTGGGCCGAGAGGCAGCCGGCAAAAGCCTTGCGAGCGGCGCCGATGGCGTCGGCCGACGGCGCGGCCGCGAGCATCATCACAAGGGGAGCAACCACGAGCATCAGACCTCTCCTTTAATCCGCGTTTTAGAACGCTTTGTCTGACGGGAGAATGCGCCATGGGCGTCGAAAAAGGAAGTGCGTTTCTGTTGAAGGTGGGAAATGGCAACGTCCCGGCAACATATGAGACGGTGGCCGGCATGCGCACCACGCAGCTGTCGGTGAATGGCGAGGCGGTCAACATCACCAGCAAGGATTCGGGCGGCTGGCGCGAGCTGCTGTCGGGCGCGGGGGTGCGATCGGTCAGCGTGTCGGCGGCCGGCATCTTCACCGGATCGGCAGCCGAAATCCGGGTGCGCAACCATGCGCTGGCCGGCACGATCGAAGATTATGAGCTGAGTTTCGAAAGTGGCGAGCGGATGCGCGGCCGCTTCCTGGTGACGCGGCTCGACTATGCCGGCGACTATAATGGCGAGCGCAACTATGCGCTGAGCCTGGAAAGCAGCGGCGCGGTGGTGAGCGAATGAGCGGCGGGGCAGTGAACCCCGTGCGGGGGGAAGCGGCGCTGGACCTGGGCGGCGAGACGCTGGCGCTGCGGCCGAGCTTTGCCGCTTTGGTGGCGGCGGAGGAAGAGCTGGGGCCGCTGTTCGCGCTGGTCGAGCGAGCGGCGGACGGCAAGCTGACGCTGGCCGAACTGGTCGGGCTGTTCTGGCATTGCCTGGTCGAGCGCGAGGGGCTGAGCCGGGAGGCGCTGGGCGAGGCGCTGCTGGCGGCGGGCCTCGCGCGGGCGACGCCGGTGCTCAAGGCGATATTGCAACAGATATTGGCGGGGCGATGACGCGCTTTGCGGAAGGCGAAGTGATGCGCTTCGCGCAGGGGGCTGGGCGGCTGGCGGGGATCGCCGGCTGGCTGCTGGGGTGGCGGCCGGACGAGTTCTGGCGCGCCACCCCGGCGGAACTGCGCGCCGTGCTGGCGGCGATGCGCGGCGAGGACGCGCCGATCGACGGGGTGGATGCGGGCGCGCTGGCGCGGCTGATGCAGGCGATGCCGGACTGACTTCAAATGCAGAAGGTCCGTTCGCTTCGGGCGTGTCGAGAAGCGGCTGGCGCCGCTTTTCCCGTTTCTCGACTTCGCTCGAAACGAACGGAGGTCGGGGCGGTGCGTAGGCTGATGTCGGCCTTGCCGGATAGCCCCCACCCCAAACCCCTCCCCTGAAGGGGATGGGCTTTTCCAAGGAGAAGGGGCCGAGGAATGGACGAGGACATCGAGACATTGGTGGTGCGGGTGCGGGCCGATACGCAGGGGCTGGCGCGCGATGTCGAGGCGATGCGCGCGGGGCTGGAAGGGCCGTTGGGCGATGGCGCCGACCGAGCGGGGCGGCGGATCGAGCAGGGGCTGTTGCGCGCGGTGCGCACCGGCAAGTTCGGCTTCGAGGATCTGCGGCGGATCGCCCTGTCGGTGCTGGACGAGATTGCGGCGAGTTCGCTGCGGTCGGCGGTGGGCGGCAGCAGTGATAGTGGCGGGCTGGTGCAACTGGGGGCGTCGCTGCTGACCAGCGCGCTGGGCCTGCCGGGGCGGGCGACTGGCGGGCCGGTGGCGCCGGGGCGGGCCTATATGGTGGGCGAGCGCGGGCCGGAACTCTTCGTGCCGACGGCGAGCGGGCAGGTGGTGCCGGGCGGTGGTGGCGGGCGCGACGTGCGGGTGAACATCGCGGTGCAGGGGCGTGGGCAGGAGAGCGAGGCGCGGCTGCTAGCGCGCAGCGCGCGGCAGGTGGCGCGGGCGGTGCGGGGGGCGCTGCAATGAGCGGGATCGATTATTGGCTGGCCGATGGAGGCCCGGCACATGGGCGGGGACAGGAGAGCCGCTTCATCAAGCGGTTCGATCCGATGTGGTGGACGGTGAATTTTCCCCGGCCGATGATGGCGAGCGTGGTGACGACCGGGCCAGACGCCCCTTCGACAGGCTCAGGACAGGGCCTGCGCGTCGATGCCGTGTTCTATGGCTCCGGCGATCTGGCGGGGCTGATCTGGGACGCGGCGGACCAGTGGAGCCATCCGCTGCTGGCCTATGAGACGGCGCGGGATTTCCGCCAGTGCGTGCTGCGTTTTCGCTGGCGCAGTGGTGGGCTGCGGCGGCTGGACGAGACGCATGGGCCGACGCTGACGATCGAGGGGCGCGATGCCGATGGTGCTCCGCGTGCCTGGTATGTGCGGCTGTGGAACTATGCCAGTGGCGGGCCGGAAGATGCCGAGATCGTGCTGGATTTTGCTGCGCTGGAGGGCGGGTTTCGGCTGCCCGACGATAGCGATCCGGTTTGGGCCGGCGATGTCGACCGGATGTTCATATCGCTGGTGCCGCCCGCTTATGATGCGGGCGATACCGGCTTTGCCGTGCCGGTCGAAGGCTGGGCGGAACTGAGCGACATCGCCTGCGACGGGGCGGGATCGGTGCTGGCGGCGGGTGACGTCATGCTGCCGGAGCATGGGCTCAGCATGGCGACCGGCTATGACGATAGTTTCAACCAGACGCCCGAGCGGCTGGTCGCGGCGATCCATGCGCTGGGCTATCGCGGGGCGATCAACCATTATGTCGGGATGAGCCATTATTTCCGGCTCGAACGGCTGGGCGGGGGCCTCTATGTCAGCCTGGCCGGCGGGGTGCTCAATGCCCCCTGTGCGGCCTGGCATGCGGACTTTGCGCGGCGGGCCAAGGCGATGGGGCTGGGCGTCATCTGGTCGCTATCCTATGAATTGTTCGACGCCCATTGCTGGAACGACTGGAAACAGCGGGCGGAAAATGGCGACCCGGCGCTGACCGGCTGGTCGCCGCCATCGACTTTGCTGTCGCCGGCCCATGGCGGGGCGATGGGCTATTTGCAGGCGGTGGCGGGTGCCTTTGTTTCCATTGCCTTGAACGCGGAGATTCCGATCCTGTTTCAGGTCGGCGAACCCTGGTGGTGGGTGATGCCGGCGGATGGGCGGATCTGCATCTATGACGATGCGGCGCGGGGGGCGCTGGGCGGGAGCCCGGTGTCGATCCCGGATGTGCGTGGCCCGCTGAGCGCGGCGCAATGCGATCTGCTGGACGATGCGGGGGCTTTGCTGGCGGCGTCGACGGCGGCGCTGTGCGGGGCGGTCCGGGCATTGGCGCCGGACGCAGTGACGCATCTTCTGGCCTATCTGCCGACCGTGCTGGACCCGCTGGCGCCCGAGGCCAAGCGGGCGAACATGCCGGTCGGCTGGGCGGCGCCGGCGTTCGATGTGCTGCAACTGGAAGATTATGACTGGGTGACGCAAGGGCGGCCGCGGCTGACTGAGCGGGGCATCGAGATGGCGACCGCGCGGCTGGGCTATCCGGTCACCGAGCAGCATTATTTTTCCGGCTTCGTGCTGTTGCCCGAGCAGACCGACCAGTGGCGCGCGATCGCGGCGGCGGCGCAAGCGTCGGTCGGGCGCGGTACGGCGGCGACCTATATCTGGGCGCTGCCCCAGGTCGCGCGCGACGGCTTTACCTGTTTCAGACTGGATGGGGAGGATGCGATGCAGGCCTTTGACGATGTGCGCTTTCCGATCGCGATCGGGCGGGAGGCGAGCGTGGCGCCGGCCTTTTCGACGCAGGTGGCCGAAAGCCCGTCGGGCCATGAGCGGCGCAGCAGCGACTGGGCCGACGCGCGCCTGTCCTTCGACGCCGGGCCAGGGGTGCGGTCCGACGCGGACATTGCCGATCTGATCGCCTTCTTCCGGGCAAGGCGCGGGGCGGCGCGCGGCTTTCGCTTCAGCGATCCCTATGACGACCGGAGCGGGCCGCCGGGCATCGCGCCGGGGCCGCTGGATCAGCGGCTGGGCAGCGGCGACGGGGTGACGACCGATTTTATGCTGACACGCCATTATGGCGGCGGCGCGGATGCGCAGGCGCGGCGCATCACTCGGCCGGTGGCGGGCACGATCCGGGTGGCGATCGACGGGGTGGAGCAGGCCGAAGGCTGGCAGCATGTCGGGCTGGGGGTGATCGCGTTCGATGCGGCGCCGGGTGACGGCACGCTGATCACGGCCGGCTATCGCTTCGACGTGCCGGTGCGCTTTGCCGAGGATCGGCTGGAGATTAATCGGGCGACCTTCGCTGCGGGGGAAGCAGTGTCGGTGCCGCTGGTGGAGATACGCGAATGAGCGGGGGACTGGAGGAGGCGCTCTGCACGCTGGCCTTTTGCTGGCGGCTGGAACGGCGCGACGGGGTGGCGATAGGCCTGACGAGCCATGACCGCGACCTGGAGATTGACGGGCTGCGCTATCGCGCGGCGCCGGGCATGACGCCGTCGGCGATCCGCAGCAGCATCGGGCTGGAGGGCAGCGACAGCGATGTCGCCGGTGCGCTGGTGGCCGATGCGATCAACGAGGCGGACCTGATGGCCGGGCGCTGGGACGGGGCGGCGCTGGAATTGCGGCTGACCCAGTGGGAGGCGCCGGGCGCGCTGTGGCGGCTGCTGGCGCGCGGGACGATCGGCGCGGTGGCGCGCAAGGGTGGCACGTTCAGCGCCGAACTGGTGGGCGCGGCGGCGGCGATGCTGGCCGAGCCGGTGGCGCCATCGACATCGCCCGATTGCCGCGCGACGCTGGGCGACCGGCAATGCCGGGTGGCGATGGCCGGGCGGCGGCAGATCGTGGCGGTGACGGGCGTGGCGGACATGGTGGTGGATGCGGCCGGGCTGGAGGCGGGCATCTATGCCTATGGCATGATCCGCTGGCTGACCGGCGCCAATGCCGGGATCGTCCAGGCGGTGGTCGACAATGATGCAGGCGCGCTGCGGCTGGCCGATCCGCCGCCCTTTGGCGTGGAGCCGGGGACGCTGGCGCTGTTGACGCAGGGGTGCGACCGGCAATTGGCGAGTTGCGCGGCGCGCTTTGGCAATGCGGTCAATTTCCGGGGCGAGCCCTATCTGCCGGGCACCGACCTGTTGACCCGCTATCCCGGCGGATGAGCGGGCCAAGAAGCGGAGCAGCGATCGCGGCGGCGGCGCGCGCGCTGGTGGGCGTGCCGTTCCGGCTGCAGGGGCGCGATCCGGTGCTGGGGCTGGACTGTGTCGGGCTGGTCGGGGCGGCGATGCGGGCGGCGGGATACGCACCGATGATGCCGGGCGATTATGGGCTGCGCTTCGGCGATGACCGGCGGGCGGACGAGTGGGCGCGGGCGGCGGGTTTGCGGCCGGTGACGGCCGGGGCGGTGGGCGACATGATGCTGGTGCGGCCGGGCGCGCTGCACCGGCATCTGCTGATCCTGGTGCCGGGCGGCTTCGTCCATGCCCATGCCGGGTTGCGGCGGGTGGTGGAGACGCCGGGCGTGCCGCCCTGGCCGATACTGCGCATCTGGCGCGCGTGAAGGGGAGGGAGAGCTATGGCGACGATGGTGCTGACCGCGGTGGGGACGGCGCTGGGCGGGCCGATCGGCGGCGCGATCGGTGGGCTGATCGGCAATGTGCTGGACCGGGAAGTGCTGTTCAAGGCAAAGGGGCGGGAAGGCGCGCGGCTGAGCGACCTGCAGTTGCAGACATCGAGCTATGGCACGCAGATGCCCCGGCTGTTCGGCAGGATGCGGGTGGCGGGCACGGTGATATGGGCGACCGACCTGCGCGAGATCCGCACGAAAAGCGGCGGTGGCAAGGGGCAGGGGAGCAGCACGAGCTACAGCTATTCGGCGAGTTTTGCGGTGGCGCTGTCGGCGCGGGGCGTGCGATCGATCGGGCGGATCTGGGCCGACGGCAATCTGCTGCGCGGGGCGGCGGGCGATTTCAAGACGCAGCTGGGGGCGTTTCGCCTGCATGAAGGGGGCGAGGATCAGGCGCCCGATCCGCTGATCGCGTCGGCGCAAGGAGCGGGCATGACGCCGGCGCATTGCGGCATCGCCTATGTGGTGTTCGAGGATCTGCTGCTGTCCGATTATGGCAGTCGCATTCCATCGCTGACCTTCGAGGTGGAGGCGGATGCGGGCGCGGTGACGATCGATGCGATCGTTGGCGCGCTGAGCGAGGGGCAGATGGGGTGCGCGGCGGAAAGCCAGGTCGAGGGCTTTGCCGCGAGCGGGGCGGACCTGTCCGAAGCGATCGCGCCGCTGGTCGAGGCCTATGGGCTGGGGTTGTGCGGCGACGGGGCGCAGCTGGTGGGGGAGGCCGGGCCGGCGGTGGCGCTGCTGGACCCGGCGATGCGGTGCAGCCGGATCAATGGCCGGGCGATCGATCCGGTGGAGCGATCCGATGCGGGAGCGGACAGCGTCGCGCTGGCGCTGTCGGTGCGGCATCATGATCCGGCGCGCGACTATCAGGCCGGGGTGCAGCGGGTGACGCGGCCGGGGCCGGGGCGGATCGAGCGCGGGATCGAACTGCCGGCGGTGCTGAGCGGTGGGGCGGCGCGATCGGTGGCGCGGCAAAGGCTGGACGGTATCTGGGCCGGGCGCGACCGGATGATGGTGCGCGGCGACTGGCGGGCTCTGGAACTGGAGCCGGGGATGATCGTGGCGCTGGCCGATGCGCCGGGGCTGTGGCGGATCGAGGAACGGGAATGGGAGGCGATGGCGGTGCGGCTGGCGCTGCGGCGGCTGGCGGGGGCCGGCGGGCATGCGCCGGGCAGCGTGTCATCCGGCCAGATCGTGCGGCAGCTGGATGCGCCGCATGGCCCCACCCGGCTGATGCTGGCGGACTTGCCGCGCCTGACCGAGGGGGTGGCGAACGGGCCGCAACTGGTGGCGGCGGCGAGCGGCGGGCCGGGCTGGCGCAGCGCGGCGCTCTATGCGCTGGACGCGGGCGGGACCGCAGAGCCGATCGGGCGGACGGCGTCGCGCGCGGTGATGGGGCAGATCGACGCGGCCTTGCCGCCGGGCAGCACGCTGCTGCTCGACATGGTGAACAGCCTGTCGGTGACATTGCTGGCCGAGGATATGGAACTGGCGAGCGCGGACGGCGCGGCCTTGGCGCAGGGGCGCAATTTGTGCCTGGTGGGGCAGGAACTGATCCAGTTCGGCCGGGCAGTGCGGACCGGGCCGGCCAGCTATCGGCTGGAGGCGCTGCGGCGCGGGCTGCGCGGCACGGAATGGGCGATGGCGGGGCAGGCGGCCGGCACGCCCTTCCTGCTGATCGAGGCGGACCGGCTGGTCGATCCGCTGGCGGCGGCGGGGATGGAGGGGGATATCGGCGCGGCGATGCGGCTGCTGGCGATCGGCATCGGGGACGTGGAACCCGCGACGGCGGAAATCACGATCAGCGGCGCGGCGCTGGTGCCGCCGGCGCCGGTGCATCTGAACGCGGCGCCGGACGGGGCGGGCGGATGGCGGATCGGCTGGACCCGGCGCAGCCGGGCGGGGTGGCGCTGGAGCAGCGGTGGGGAGGTGCCATTGGCCGAGGAAAAAGAGCGCTATGAGCTGCGGGTGCTGGACGGGGCGCGGCTGGTGCGGCGGGCCGAGGTGACGGAACCGGGCTGGACCTATGATGCGGCGATGATCGCGATGGATGGCGCGAGCGGGCCGCTGAGCATGGACGTGCGGCAGGTCGGCACGCGGGCGCTGGGGCGGCCGGGGACGATCGAGATGCTGCTGTAA